AGCCCATTCTAACAGCGTACGCACGAAACGCGGCATAAGCAAAGGCCAACGCGCAGCTGCTGAACTTGCATACATGATTGCGGATTTGTTCATGGTCACACCTGTACTTGAACACAGGTTCGGGGCGGAGATTGCTGGCGGCACGGGTAAGGGGTTACGCGAACGGCTAAAAGCGCACGGAGTGAAGGACTGGCGTTTCGACCTTGCGATACCTGAATACATGATTGCGGTTGAATTTGAGGGTGGAGGTTTTGCAGGTGGCCGTCACAATCGCGCACTGGGAAGCATTGAGGACATGGGCAAGTACAATGCGGCAACGGTTCACGGCTGGCGTGTACTCCGCTACACTCACACGCATCACAAGTTAAGTCAAATCATGGGCGACATTGCCAGAATCATTCAGCCATGAACACAGACAAGGAAAACGCAAAACGCGCCAAGCAACTGATTGAGGCTTGCCGCCATTGTAGCGACATCAGCACGTTAATCAACTACAACCTTGAGTTGTCACAAATAGTTGTTCACTTCGCAAGCGTTGAAGGTCGGACTAACGAGGCGCTGCTAATAGCCAAAGAAGCGTATAAGCAAGCGGAGGCGGCTAAGATTGTGGCCTATGAGGGTAGCGTAGCCAAGGCAGAACGGGAGGCAATCATTGAACTGTCTGACCAACGTGACAAGCTGGCACACTATGAAGCATACCTAAACAAGCTGCAACTGCAAAGGCGTACCATTGCGGCATATACGGACGCGGTGAAGCAGAAGATTGCCAACCTGCGGGCCGAATGGGAACTGACAAGATTTCAAGGCGGTCAAAAATAATTTTTCGCAAACGCTTGCGGGAATAGAAAACGGTTGTATATTTGCACCACACAAACAAACAAACACAGCCATGAAAGTTCTTACAGGTCACCTTACAGCAACAGAACGCAAAGCGGTAAAAGCAATGATTGCAAACGATTGGAATTTTGCAGAAACTAAAACAATGCGTTTTGAATTGACTTTTGGCGGTGGCGTTTATGTTTTGAAAACAAGCAAGCGCGACAGGGGTATGATACCGTGCGGAGGTTCTGAGCTTCGTACATCGGTTTACGTTTCGACTTTTACGATATAATGCCCACCCTCCGCGACATAACGCATCCTCGTTTCGGGACGTACGCGGTCAATAAGCCGTTCACTCACAACGGCAGGAGTTGGCGGATCATCGGACGGGATGAGGAGGGTTACATACTGCGGAATGAGGAGACGGGGAAACGGAAGTACATCAGTGAACAAGACTTAAAACAAGCAGAATAATGGCATACAAGAAATTCAACCGCACATCATCCAATAAAGACAGGTGCGACTTTTATAGGCAGATTCTGCCACTGGCATTCAGATCGTGGGTGGACAGACTGAATTGCAGCGAGAGCATTGCGCGGCAGCCATGCACCAAGTCTTTTATGGAGGTGCTTAATCTTTTCGAGGGTGAACGCGGTCTGCATTGGACGGTGATTTACCGAGAGGAAAGAATGAGCCACCCCGCGCACTGGGAGTTTGCGGTTAGCACATTGGCGCGGCAAGGCGAAGACCTATTTCTTTGGATGCAGGTCAGCATCGACATTGCCGAGCAGATTTTCAAAGAGAATACCGACGTTTTTGAGTGATGATTCAACGAACGCAAGCCATACGCGAACTGCTCACGAAAGGCAGCTACTCCGTTTCCGACCTCCAGCGGCTCGTCAAGAAACCAAAAGGCGGCATGTGGTCAACAGCGGCCATTGAAATGAGTCTGCGGACACTTCCGACAGTGAAGGACGATAATCTGTTTACGATACTACCGTGATAACCGTTTGACGGTTGGCGAAGTTGCCGACTTAAAAGCACAAAATTATCAATTTACTAAATACTTAATAAAATGGCAGAAACTCTGAACACCCACGGAAACGGCAATTGCGCTAACCGTGTGTTAGCGGGTCGTTGTTCTTCTTGTCAGTTTTGGGAAAAGATACCCGAAACTACATATTCGGTAGATATGGGTAAGTGTCTAAAACTTAGTGGCACTTATAAGCCTGAACAATATCCCGACACGGAAATAACAGGGATTGAAAGCACGCCTATTTGTATTCACGATGGGACAGGATTTATGTATGAAACAAAAAGTTGGTTTGGGTGTGTTCATTACAATGCCAGCTAACGCCCAGCTATGCGAAGTCCGAGCGAAGGCGAAGGATTGCGCATAGCTAAGGTTGTCAAACACAAACACAAACACAAGAACAATGAGACTACTGACCACAGCACAGCAGGAGCAACTGCTGACAATTCTAAACATCTACCCGACCGCGTTCGGGCAGGAGTTCCCCGATTTGAAAAACGCGGTGCAGAACATGACCACGGTCAACACCGAGAGCATAATGGACATCGTTAGCGCGGTCACGGGGGTAACTGAGGCCGAAATGAAATCCCCCTCACGGATAAGGGAAATATCCGATGCGCGATGCCTGCTGTTCGGTCTCTATGTAGAATACAGCGACCGAATGACATATGCGGAGTTGGGGAGAATGGTCAATAAAGACCACAGCACGGTTGTGTTCAACCTTGGAAAGTTCCGAGGGCTTACCGATACCGACCCGATTTTCAGGTCGAAGCGAGAAAAATGTGAGGCGTTGTTGAGGGAAAGGAATTAGTTGTATATTTGCACCGAACAAAAACCAAACACAACATGAAGTACGAGGATTTCATCCTAAGCAAAATCAAGTCAGTAAGCCATTCAGGGTTTGACACTGACGACTTGAATCCGAACCTGTTTGACTTTCAGCGGTTCATCGTTAAACGCGCTTTGAACGCGGGCAAGTATGCCATCTTCGCAGATTGCGGATTAGGTAAGACGCTAATGCAGTTGTCTTGGGCCGAGGCTGTTTCGCATCACACTGGCAGGCGTGTATTGATACTTGCACCATTGGCCGTTCGTGCGCAGACCATAGCGGAGGCCGAGCGGTTCGGGGTTGACATGTCAGGCATTGACGTGAACAACTACGAGCAAATCGACAACATTGATTGCGGTCAGTACGCGGGTATTGTTCTGGATGAGAGTTCGATACTTAAGAACTTTGAGGGTAAGACCAAAACTGCAATAGTTGAATCGTTTAGGCACACGCCATATAAACTTGCATGCACGGCCACACCTTCGCCAAACGACCCGATGGAGTTAGGTAACCATGCGGAGTTTTTGGATGTCATGGGGCGTAACGAAATGCTGGCAATGTACTTCGTGCATGACGGTGGCGAAACGGCTAAATGGCGGCTTAAAGGGCATGCAATAGACACGTTTTATCGATTTGTGGGGTCATGGTCGATAATGCTTTCAAGTCCCAAAGACATAGGATTTGAAGCTAATGAGGGTTATTTTTTGCCGCCTTTGAATTTGATTGAGCGAACCATAGCAACTGAAAAGCGTGACAACGGTCAGCTATTCAATGAAACGGCAATATCTGCCACCAACTTCAATCAGGAACTTCGATTGACCAAAGTGTCAAGGATGTCAGAAGTTGTTGATATTGTGAACGCAAGCAGTGAGCCGTTCATTATATGGATTAAGCAGAACGAGGAGGGGGATTATCTGAGAAAGGCCATACCCGATGCAGTGGAAGTGAAAGGTTCGGATACTACGGAACAAAAAGAATCGCGATTGTTGGGCTTTGCCCGTGGCAAGTTTCGTGTTCTGATCACTAAGGCAAAGATTGCGCAGTTCGGAATGAACTTTCAGAATTGCAGGAATCAGGTGTTCGCTTCATTGGACTTCAGCTTTGAGGGGCTTTATCAGTCAATACGCAGGTCTTACAGGTTCGGACAGAAAAACGAGGTGAACATTTACATGATAACAACCGACACCATGCAGAATGTAGTGGAGTCAATCAATCGCAAACAAGAACAATTCAAGCACATGCAAACAGAAATGAGTAAAGCAGTGAATGCTGAAATGAATGGTACATCAATGGTAACGAGAGGATATGACACAGATGACGTGTCATGTGATGATTATCACATCATGCGAGGCGATTGCGTTCAACGAATCAAGGAAGTGGAATCTGAAAGCGTAGGGCTTTCTGTTTTCAGTCCTCCGTTTGCAGAACTTTACACGTACTCATCGCACGTTGAGGATATGGGAAACAGCACGGATTATCAGCAGTTCCTGACGCAGTTCGGGTTTCTTGTCAGTGAACTTCACAGGGTGATGATGAGCGGCAGGAATGTAGCAGTTCATTGTATGGACTTGCCTATTCAAAAAGGCAAGGAAGGGTTTATCGGGCTTCGAGATTTCAGCGGAATGATAAGGCAAGCGTTTGAGGATGCTGGTTTTATATATCACTCAAGAGTGACCATATGGAAAGACCCCGTAGTCGAAATGCAGCGCACAAAAGCACTTGGACTGCTTCATAAGCAGGTCAAGAAAGACAGTACAATGAGCAGGGTCGGGATACCTGACTACGTTATGATATTTAGGAAGGACGGTGAAAGATCTAATCCAGTGACCAACACAAACATACCCGTTGACCTTTGGCAAAAAATAGCGTCTCCCGTTTGGATGGATATTGACTACGGAAATACACTGCAAGGGTATCGAAACGCACGAGATGAAAAAGATGAAAAGCATATTTGTCCGCTTCAACTTGACACCATTGAACGTTTGATATTGCTATACTCAAATGAGGGTGATACTGTTTTTACACCGTTCATGGGTATCGGTTCGGAGGTGTTTCAAGCTGTGAAGATGGGCCGCAAGGGAATTGGAATAGAATTGAAGGAAAGCTACTTTGACGTGGCAAAACGCAACGTGGCGTCAGCGGTCGAAGAAAAATCACAACTAACCCTATTCTAAAAACTATTGTATATTCGCACCCATGCCAAGAGCCAAGTACCTTTACAACGTAACGCCACCAACGGAACGACCGCTGACCACGATGCAGGAGGTGGCCGATACTCTAGACCTTTCCGTCAATGCACTTCGCCACCGTTTCAGAACGGGCGCAGAATGTGTCGAGCATAACGGGTTTACCGTGTGCCGTAAGCGGGTGATTGTCAATACGCGGTACTCGCAATGGGAGGCGAGGATCAAGGCGAAGTACGGGAGCAGGAGGACGTATGATAGGGTGAGGAAAGGTGAGCAGGATTGTGATTAACAAAGGCTTTCCGCAGTCCGAGCGAATGCGAAGGATTGAGTAAAGCCACAGTTAACGAATAACCGCCTAAACCTCCCCTTCGGCAAGGGAGCAACAACCAAACACAATGGAAACACAATCTTTCTACACCATCGCCCTTTTCGTAGTCGCAGGCGGAATGACATTCATTGCGGGGATAATGGGCTACCTTTACAGGCAGCGGGATGAAGAGTACGAGCAGGCGGCAAAACTAGTTAATGAGCTGACCACGAAACTTGAACGCGAGGAGTTGCTGACTAAGCGGCTGGCTGATAACATCTCCAAAATGTCCCGCCAAGTTACCGAAGGACAGCATGCGTATCGAGAGCAGCAACAAATGATTGAACTACTGCAACAAGAAATCGACACGCTCAGAAGCACGGTGAAGCAGTACGAAGACTGGTGCAACGAAAAGCAACAGGCCATCGACCTTTTGAAGGCCGAACGCGCTACGCTTTACCGTAGAAACGAGAAAGGGCAGATTGTGCCTATCACGCCGAAGCCACGCAAGCCGCACACGCTCAAGCATGGCATGACGGTGAAAGACCCTACGCCGAAGCAGGCTGAACGGATATTCAGGGAGGCAAAGCGGGCGGGGATACTTTCCGCTAAAGCAGAGATGCCGAGCAATCGATTCCCATACATTTTGTTTGCAGTAAATGGAATCGTCACGGATTGCATCGCGATGGAATGCGGTAACGAAACCTACATCACCGCCTCCGAGTTCGTTAAACGGATTAAGGGGGAGGTTGCGTAGTTCCGAAATTATTCCGTAACTTTGCAGCGAACCTAAATCGAATAACATGGCTTGCGTGACTTACGGGTGCGACCCAATTGAAGACTACGAAGTGAACATCTGCGGCAGCGTCATCAAAGGCGGCCAATCTGCTGGACTTCTTTTCACATGTGACAGCGACCTCGCTGACCTCACAGACCTGACCGACAATGCCGCCATCAACGCGGCTGTTGCTGCTGACATCGCTGCTGGTAAGGCTGTGAAGGTCGAAGAGGTCAACTGGACTGGTGATGCTGGCAGCCCCGTGCAGTTCGGTACGCAGACGGTGGCTGCACGTCCTAACGGGCAGATCACCACGGACTACACCGATACTATCATTGACGCGAATGTCAACACTCAGAATGATGCGTTTTGGGACGTTGCCGCTGCGAGTTCGGGCAGAGTATGGGGTGGCTACATCATGCACCACACGCAGTCCCCTGCTTACGCTCATTACATGAAGCCCGACAACGGCCTATATGTTCAAGTGACAAAGCCGCGTCCTGCTGACACCGACCCAGTACACTACGCTGCAACGCTGGTTTACAAGTCGGTGGGTATTCACAAACTGATCGATGCGCCTACTGTGTTCACAGTATGACGGGAGTAATTCTCATTGCATTCGGGAGGCGAGGTTACGGGCTTATGGCTCGCAACCTCGCCCTTTCTTTGCGGCATTACGCGCCCGACCTGCCTATCATCTGCTATGCGCCTAACGAGTTGCATGGCATTATCGGAAGGGAAAACATTACGCAACTGCTGACGCTGGGTAAGGAGTATTACACAAACGCCCGTGGCAAGATTGACCCGTGCAAAGCGAAGTGCCACATCTACGAGTTGGGCATCAAAGCGGGCATGGAAAAGATGCTATACCTTGACGTTGACGCGCTGGCACTGGCAGACATTAAACCGATGCTGGATGTGCTGAACGGTACGCCCTTCAACTGCGAGATGGTTGGAAAGGGCAAAGTAGGCGACCGCATCAACTACTTGATTTGGGCCAGTCAAAAGGACACAATTGAGCAGTTCAATGTCAAACGCGATAACCCGACCCTGTACGCCACGCAAACAAGTTGGGCGTACTTCGAGCGGTCAAAGGTTGCAAAAGCGATGCAGGCGCAACTAAAGTGGCATCACATCAAAGGATTTCCGAAACACCTGCTTACTCACCAATGGGGCGGGGCAATACCCGATGAACTTATGTACACGGGTGTGCTGGCGAAGTTGGGCCTTGACTTAAAGCCGCTCAACACCGAACGCCACCCTATCTTTTTTGGCAACAAGAGCAACCGCAAATCCGTTGATGCGGTAGTTAACGGCTATTACTTGCTATCTTTGTACGGTAACGGTGGCAGCAGGTCGCTCACAGTTGGGACGTGGAAGCGGCTATACGACACGCACGTCAAGAAGATGGGCAGCAAGTACCTTAGCCACGAACTGTTGAGCGACAAATTCGTGAACGCATGAGCTACGCAGAGCCAAAGAAACCGAAAAGGCCAACGAGACAGGCCGTAAGTCAATAATTAAATTTTTTTAATTCTGATGAAGAGCAATTATGGAGGCGCAAGGGCTGGGGCTGGACGTAAAAGAGGCGTTGGCATTTCATTTGACATTGCGAAACATTGCGAAAGGATGTTAATAGAAATGCTCAAGGACGATGCTATAAAGCAAAAAGCCATAAAACAAGTTCAGTCAAAACTTGAATTGACAAACGAGCGTGGTTATTTGTACGTGATTAAAAGCTCTGGGTTAGTTAAAATAGGATTTAGCAGCAACTGGAGCAAAAGAGAAAAGTCTTACAAAACGCACACTCCAGATTTCAAACTAATATATTTAGTGCAAAGCGAACTATCATTTCAGTTAGAAACTGAGATACATGAAATGTACAAAGACAATCACGTAAAAGGAGAATGGTTTGATTTAAGTGATGGTCAAGTAGTTGACGTAATAACATATTGCACTTCAAAAACGCAATAAAAGTGGACGGCAGAAAAAATAACGGTGGGCATAGCACAAAGGGTAAAGCGGGGCGCAAACCTAAAGCCGATGAGATTAAAATCATTGAGCAGATGGACGCTGTTGCCGCACCTGAACACGCTTGGAAGGCTTTATGGAATAAGTGCATTGAGGGCGATACGCAGGCACTCAAAACGTGGTTAGGCTATCGCTTTGGTATGCCAAAACAAGCCGTGGACAACACCGTCACGATTACCGATTTCCCGTCTCCAGTCATTCAGCTCTCCGATGAATGAGCCGCCTAAAGCTATCAGCAAAACAGACGCAGGCATGGCGACTACTTGAGCAGCCGCACGTTGTCGAGGTGTTCGCTGGGGGAGGCGCTGGCGGAGGGAAGTCATGGCTGGGCTGCTTACGTCAGATCTACAGGCGCACTACCTACGCAGACACGCGGGGGTTCATCGGCAGGCGCGACTACACCGCACTACGGGACAGCACTATGAAGACCTACTTCACGGTGCTTAAAGCTATGGGGTATGAGTCGAATGTTCACTACCGTTACAACGCGCAGGAGCATACCATCTACTATCAGAACGGAAGTGAACAGCATTTTAGGCACATGAGTTACCAACCTTCCGACCCTGACTATAACAGGTTTGGGTCAACGGAATACACTGACGGG